CTATTAGACTTTATCATTCGATTTATCCTATTATTAAAATTATTCAACTTACTATTCAGTTATTTATTGGATGGTTTTTTGTTGGATTCTTTTATTTAACAGGAAAAACGATGTTAGAAAGATCATTTTTAGTTCGAAAATCACATAATAAAATTAAATATAATCATGCTAGATTACTAGCTTATCTTAGACATCTCCGAGATATATGGGGATGGTTAGATATTGTTGAGAAAACTCCTACTATTTACGATAATTTTGTTAAACATTATTCAGTTTCTATGCCTAGAATCAATTCAGATTTTAAATTGTATGCTTTTGGCATTACAGTTACAACATTTGCATCGGTTTGGGCAATATATAAAACTGTTCAATTAAGTAAATTAGAGGATGAAAATCAACATTTTCGTGAAGCAGCTAGGCAATATCCTGCTGCTGTTGAAGGTGAAGTATTACAAACACATGAAGATCTAGATACTTTCGAAGTTCGAGAGAAATTAGAAAAGTTAGAATTAGATTCTAAATGTGAAATGCCACCTGCGCGTAAGAAACCAACAAATGGTATTGATTGGGATAAACCCCGACCAGTGCCTTTTACAATGGTAAATCAATGTACAGATAATTCATTGAGTGCCGTAAATAATGCAATTAACCATAATGTTAGACTTACTGAAGTTGAGACTCATCAAGACGGACAAAAATACCGTCAGAAGACTCATATTTTAGGTCTATTTGAAGATTTTGCATTAATCAATAAACATACATTGAACCCACAAAGGAACAGCAAGTGGTTTATTACTACTTGTGTAAGACCGGGTGTAAATGTAAAACAGGTCAGATTCTCTAAATCCGAAATTTGTGTTTTAAAAGATGAGGATAATAATGAGACTGATGCTGTATTGATTAGATTACGTGGACTTAAGTTCCGTGACGTTAGACGATACCTATGTCCTGATTATAAGGCGTTTCATAGTGTCCGATTTGGTGTTAATTGCCAATTGGGCGACGCTTCATTGAAGGCATATAAGTATGGTAGAGTCGTTTCGACCTTGGGTGACCTCAACATTTCTCATGCATTTTCATATAATTGGAAAGAACATAAGGAAGGAAGTTGTGGTTTACCTTTAGTAGGGACTGTAAACAATCAATCAATATTATTAGGCATACATTGTGCTGGCGATGCAAATTCAACATTAGCTTTTACACAATATGTGTCCGGAGACTCTTTAAAAGAGGCTCAAGATAAAATTTTTCAAACGACGAC